CTGCTGACAATGATGTTAATGCTGTAAAGAGTATGGGCATGATTCCACAAGGGTATGTAGTTAATAATTTCTTAACTGATACTGACGCGTGGTTCGTGAAAACCGATGCTCCTAACGGATTAAAACATTTCCAAAGAACACCTGTTTCCACTAAAATGGAAGGTGACTTCGAAACTGGTAACGTTAAATACAAAGCAAGAGAAAGATACAGCTTCGGCTGGTCTGACTGGCGCGGAATATTTGGCTCACCAGGAGCTTAATTAATATTCATGGGGCGGACAAGCCGCCCCATTTACAACTAGGATTAACAATTATGCCGACTGTCCTAGCAGATGATCGTAGAAGCGACGGTATGATTTAACTACGAGGAATTACAATGGGTACTACAACCTTTAGTGGACCGGTTAGATCCGAAAAAGGATTTAAACAGGTCGAAAAAAATACAACAACAGGTGTTATTACTGATTATGGTAGAATGGACAGCACCAAGCGTTCGGACAGGTTCTATTTAGAGGAATATTTTAAACAAAAGCCAGCATTAAATGCTGCTTTAGACTCTGGTGGAACAACTACTACAGCGGCAGAATTAACTACATTTGCTATCGCAAATAAAGATTTTGAAACGTTGGGTACTAACATGACTACTGCCTTAACTACTTTTGCTTCAACTTCAGCAGGTATTTTAATGACAACAGCAACGGCTGATGAAGATCAAGCTATTTTGCTGCCACATTTAGATACAAACCAAACAGCTTGGAGCGGAACTAAGTGGGGAACTGAAAACGAAGTAGAGTGGGAATGTTCAATTATGTTGGCTGCGACTGATAACCAAAAAACTTGGTGTGGTCTAAAGTTAACTAATGATCAATTGATTGCAACTGATGATGACCAAGCGTTCTTTAAGTATGCAACTGATGATGATAACGGTGAATCATTAGATTCCACTACAAAATGGCACTTTGTTCACAGCATAGGTGGAACTGATTATATCAGTGTAATACCAATTACTGTTGCGGCAAATACACCATATCATTTCAGAATTAAATTTGATTCTGATAGAAAAATGGAAATGTTTCTTAATGGTATTCAGTATGACATCACAACTACTTCTGGTAGCACTGGTGGAACAGCAGTAGCAGCAGGAACTGCTAAATCAGCGGCTATGACCAATGACGTTAATTTAATTCCATACATTGGAATTGAAAATGGCGCAGCGGCGGCTGAAGTACTTAACGTGCACTACACAGCAATAAGTAGAAACGTTTACGAATAATAAACTTTAACGGAGCGGGGGTGAAAACCCCCTCTCTCCAATAGGAGGAAAAAATGGCAGATGCCGTAACAAGTCAAACTTTATCTGATGGCGATAGAATTGCTGTCATGAAATTCACAAATTTATCGGATGGTTCTGGAGAAAGTTCAGTAGCAAAAGTTGATGTTTCAGCTTTAGCAGCTAATTCAGCAGGCGAAGAATGCGCACTCGCCTCTATTGAACAAATTTGGTACGATATTGGAGGCATGCGCGTAGCTTTGGAATGGAATGCGACAACAAATGTTGTAGCAGCAGTTCTGGGTGGAAGCGCAGCAGCAGGAAATGTTTCAGGTCACATGGACTTTAGATCATTCGGTGGTATTAAAAATACATTAGCATCTGGATATAATGGTGATATTGATTTAACAACAAGTGGTCATACTAATTTAGATCATTATACTGTTGTATTACAGCTAAGAAAATCATACTAATAAATGATATCGAGATCCTCGATACCTGAACAAATATCAAAAGGAGGCAAAATGCCAAAAGGAAAAGGAACTTACGGAAGTAAACTTGGAAGACCCCCAAAGAAAAAACTTTATAAAAAAGGTGGTACCGTAAAAAAATACAATAAAGGTGGCTCTGTAAAGAAAACGAAAAAAGGATAACCTAAATGGCAACTTCGGGCACTAACGCTTTTGATCTGGATGTTGATGAAGTCATACAGGAAGCTTTTGAGCGATGCGGGTTGCACGCGCGCTCGGGCTATGACCTTAAATCAGCAAGACGGTCTTTAAATCTTCTGTTAGCAGAATGGGCTAATAGAGGTATTAACCTATGGACCGTTGAACTTCGTACACAAACATTAACAGCAAGCACAACAAGCTATACGCTTGATTCCGATCTCATCGACATACTGGAAGCAGTTGTTTATAAAGCTTCTGATACAACAACAGACATGGAAGTTGACCGCATAAGCCGTGCCGAGTATTTAAACATTTCTAAAAAATCAACAGAGGCTGTCCCGACACAGTATTACCTATTGCGTGGTCAGTCTACTCCAACATTATATCTTTATCCAACTCCTGACGCAGCCGATACATTTAAGTATTGGGGCCTGACAAAAATACAGGATGCAGGTGATTATGAAGATGAGTTGGATGTCCCTACACGTTTCCTCCCGTGTTTAACAGCCGGAATGGCTTATTATGTGTCTTTGAAAAAGTCACCAGAAAGAACACCTTTGCTTAAACAATTATATGAAGAAGAATGGCAACGCGCTTCGGAAGAAGACAGGCCGCGTTCCAGCTTCTATGCTATACCTGAAAGGGGAGTTATTTAATGCCAATTATACAAGCAATAATGCAAGCAATAAGGATAGGAGTACCTGCGGCTACAATTATTTCTAAATATGGTAAGAAATCTTATGATATAGCTAAGAAACTTTATAAAACAAAAAATAAGAGTAAAAAAATAGAAAAAGCACTTTTAAAAATACCTGGTGTAGATAGATATGTAACAGAAATGAGCACTCCACTTGGGATGTCTGTTCTTGTACAAACTCCTGCATGGATGCTGATGGGTAAGTTGTTAACACAAGGTAGCGCAGATAAGAAAGAAAAAGAGAAACGTGCATCTATAAGAGAAGAAGCTAGAAAACCTGAAAAAAAAATTACTTCATCAAAAATAGCATTACAAAAAAGAGGTATTGTAAAAAACATGGGTGGTATTGTATCCCTCAATCAAATGACACAACCAATAGGATATAGATAATGGCGCATGCAGCAGGTAAATATGCAAAAGCAATCTCTGATCGAAGCGGAAGAGAATTTCCTTATAAGGAAATGATCAAGGAATGGAATGGATCTCTTGTTCATAAATCAGAATTCGAGGCAAAGCATCCTCAATTGGATAGAAGCAAGCATACGTCCGACGCGCAAAGCTTGAAGGATGTTCGACCTTCTAGAAAAGAGCCAATGACTGTTTTTGTAGGTGGACAGGGATTTTTTGATCATAATGATACAATGCAGGTAGAAAAAAATAAAGCTCCCATTGTTGGAACATCAGTTGGACTAGTAACAGTGAGTACATCATGACAACATACGCGCAATTAACAACACAGATTATAAACTATACAGAAACAAGTACCGATGTGCTGACATCAACTATTACGGATGATTTTATAGAGCACACTGAAAATCGTCTTCTGAGAGATTTGGATCTTGATGCCTTCAAATCGCATCAAAATTCAACTCTAACGGCGGATAGTCCATTCCTGTCTTTACCTGGCGGAACGACACCGGAGCCAACATCTCTAGCGACGATACGAACGGTGATGGTCTATGCTTCAACTTCATCTGCAAGAGATTTTTTGGAGCAACGCGATATTAGTTTTATGAATGAATATTGGCCAATAAGAACATCTACCGGAACACCAAAATACTGGGCATGGTGGGATGAAAATACGATTTATCTTGCGCCAACCCCTAGTTCTGCGTTATATGTAGAGCTGGGAATTACGAGATTACCAACAAGACTATCGAGTTCCAATACAACCTCATGGTTGGGGAATAATGCTCCAGTAGCATTGCTTTATGGATGTCTTGCAGAAGCCTTCAAATTCTTGAAGGGACCAGCGGAAATGCTGCAATTATATGAACAATCATATCAACGTGCTATTCAAGAGTTGATGATAGAGCAACAAGGAAGGCACCGAAGAGATGAATATATGCATGGGGCGCTACGAACGCCTTTGCAATCACATAATCCATAGGAGGATATAAAATGGCAATAACTCAAGCTGTTTGCACAAGCTTTAAACAGGAGTTGCTCGTTGGAACGCATAATTTTACAGCGACCACGGGTGATACGTTTAAAATTGCATTGTATTCAAGTTCAGCTACTCTAAGTGCTTCAACAACTGCTTATTCCAGCTCGAATGAAGTTTCTGCTTCAGGAACCTATACGGCTGGTGGTGGATCATTAACAAATGTAACACCAACAACAAGTGGAACAACTGCTCTTACTGATTTTTCTGATATATCATTTACATCAGCGACAATCACGGCAAGAGGAGCATTGATCTATAACAGTTCTGATTCAGATAAAGCGGCTGTTGTATTGGACTTTGGTGGCGATAAAACGTCAACAAGCGGAACATTTACAATTCAATTTCCAGCAGCAGATGCAAGTAACGCTATTTTACGATTAGCGTAGGAGATAATATATGGCTCTCGTATTAGACGATAGAGTAAAAGAGACATCGACGACGACAGGAACAGGTACGCTTAATTTAAGTGGTGCTGTTTCAGGATTCCAGACTTTTGTTGCGGGAATAGGTGATGGCAATACAACGTATTATGCCATAGTCAACCGTGACGAGGCGGAATGGGAAGTTGGTCTTGGAACTGTAACTGATGCTTCAACTGATACCTTAGCAAGAACAACAGTCATTTCAAGTTCAAATAGTGATTCCGCTGTTAATTTCAGTGCAGGAACAAAAGATATATTTTGCACCTTACCAGCAAGTAAGGTTGCTAATCTTGATACAGATAATAATTTAACAATTGGTGCAGGGTCCGCGGGCGTTGACTATACATTAACATTTGATGGTGCCGATGCTGATGGTGTTTTAACATGGATGGAAGATGAGGATTATTTTAAATTCTCTGATGATATTTTAATTAATAGCACTGAACGATTAAATTTTAGAGATACTGCATTATATATTTATTCATCTACAGACGGTCAATTAGATTTAATAGCAGATACAGAAATACAAATAGCTGCAACCACAATAGATATTAATGGTGCTGTTGCATTAAATGGTGCTATTACTGGTGCCACTGATATTACTTTATCGGGTGAATTAGACGCAGCAACATTGGATATATCCGGTAATGCGGATATTGATGGAACATCAAACTTAGACATCGTAGATATTGATGGTGCAGTTCAAATAGATGCTACATTCACGTCTGGTGTTGACGGACAAGGTTATGATACAAAATTTTTTGGGGATACATCAAGTGCCTATATGTTATGGGATACTTCTGCTGACGATTTAATTCTTGCAGGTGGTGCAGGTCTTATTGTGCCTGATGGACAATTCACGTTAGGAAGTACAGCTGTATCTTCTACAGCAGCAGAAATAAATCTAATTGATGGAGGTACTTCAAGGGGTACTACAGCAGTAGCAAGTGGTGATGGTATCTTAATCAATGATAATGGTACAATGGCAATGACCAATGTTGATACTGTATCAACTTACTTTGCAAGTCATAGTGTTGGTGGTGGTAATATTGTTACAACTGGGGCTTTGGATTCAGGTTCAATTACTTCTGGTTTTGGAACTATTGATACAGGTTCTTCTACAATCACGACAACAGGATTAATTAGTGGTGGTTCATTAGATATTGATAATGTTTTAATTAATGGAACAACTATAGGTCACACTGATGATACAGACCTTTTAACTTTAGCAGATGGTGCATTAACAGCACTAGGTACAATAACAGTTGGTGTTGATGATGCAGGACATGATGTAAAATTATTTGGAAATGCTGCTGGCGCATACATGGAATGGGACGCAAGTGCAGACGAACTTAGAATTATGGGAGCATCTGCTGATGCTACTACTAGTACGGGTAAACTTCTTTTAGCTACATCTCTAACAGATATTAATGCAAATGACGTAATAGGAAAAATAGACTTCCAAGCTCCGCACGAAGCCGGAGGAACGGATGCTATTACGGTTGCTGCCTCTATTCGAGCTATTGCTCAAGCTACATTTACTTCTTCTGTCAATGCGACAGATTTAATATTTTATACAGGACATTCAGAAGCAGCAGCAGAAAAGATTAGGATTACTTCTCAAAATGAAATAGGAATTGCAGGTGCTAACTATGGCACGGATGGTCAAG